TTTCTTTTCATACGGCATGTTTGTTAACATGGCTTCCTCGAGTTGATTTATGAGGGTTGCAATTTGCTCGATTGGTAATTGCTTAATTGAAGCGGGAGTAATTTCGAAATTCATAACTTTTGGTTTTGTTCTTAATTGTGAGGCAAATATATGTAGCAAAAAAGCAACAAAGCAAATAAAAGTTTATTTTTTTTTGTTGGCTCATGTGGATAACCTCATGAAACCCAACAAACACGCGGTTTTGAATGTGGAAAACTAGGCGTATGAATAACGCCCATAATTGGGAAACAGCTCGAAAAACATTCGCATAGCGACCGCGTCGGCGTAATCTGGGCTCATTCCGTGGGTTCTTTGGATTTCCTCCTTTCCTGTTACCGCGAGTTTCCCGTCGCCTTCGGGGTTTTTACGCCGGATCAAATCGAGCTCTTTTACGATCGTATCGCGGTGCTGAATTGGGAACGTTATTCGGTTCAACTCGATAAGCTCAGCGAGTTTAAAAAAACATTCGGCTTTTAAGTTAACGAACCTTTCGGGTTTGGTTGCTCTGGAGCCATTGCGAAATTCTCGGCATTTCAGGACGTCAACGAGCCCGGCGCCCAGGCCGTCGGCGTCGGCGATTACATTACTCAATTTTACTTTGTGATAGTCGGCAATTTCCCTAATTACCGCCGCGGTTTCATCTATTTTCTTTTTTCGGAGCTCTGTTATTTGAATAAGAGAGAGCCCTCGCCAAAGGGCGATAACCGTTCGGTCTTTCCCCAGGCGCGCAACGTCGGCCGTAATGTAAAGCTCGCCCGTTTCGTTGGCCGCCCGGAAACAGCGCAAAAGATCGTCGGTAGTAAACAGGGCGTCCAGGGTTTCGTCATAATCCCAGTCACCTTCGAGCAAGCGTTTACGATCAACCTCAGGCAACCGCGCGAGCGTTTCGGCATAGGTTGGCGGTAGGTGAGGGTTGTCGGCCACACGCGATTGAATAAAAACCAAATGTTCGGGTAATTGGCCCGCCCGGAATGGGGCGAAAAATTCGTTATATAGCCAACCTTTCGAGGGGTTGCAAGTGAGCAACGTTTTGGGGCTGAGGTTATATTGACTTAGTTTATATCGAATGCGGCTCCGCACAATATCGACCGCCTTTTTACTTATTTGAGAGCACTCGTCTAAAAAACTGTCTGTAATTTCCAACGATCCTAGCGAATCGAACGACGGATCGGAAGGGTAGGCGAATAAGTCTTTTAAAATAATTTCCGAGCCATTCGAAAAAGTAATAACGTTGCTCTGGGCGTTGAATTGATAGTGTTTGTTTGCGATCAAACCAAACATTCCGGCAACCTCGAAAAAAGTTTTCAGGGTTGTTTTTTTCAGGGTATCGAGTTTCGAGCGGCCAATTAACCCGCGCGTTCCTGGATATTTTAACCGCCGTTGAATTTGCCAGGCGCAACCCGTAAAAGATTTCGCCCCTCCGGCGGCGCCTCCGAATAACACAACCTCGGCGGTTGAATCCAGGCCGAGCGCGTCCATACATTCGATTTGTTTGGGTAAAAATTTAATGTCCATTTATGCAATAACGGATATTGTTTCGAGCTTGTTTTGGAACCCGTAAAGGGAATGTTCAGCCATTAGCGAGGCGAGAGTATTTATAACGTCTCTGGAGCTCTTATTAGCCGCGTAACGGGCCTCCATTGATTTACACGCGTGAACGACCGTGGCATGGTCATATTTCGGGGTAAATAAGTTGGCCACCGTCTGGAGGCTGTATTGTGGAATTTCGGTATAAATAGCGAACATGGCTAGTTGCCTCGGAAAAATAACCTCGGCCTTTCGCGTTTTGCTTTTACGAAAAGTTGCGTTCTCTGTTATATCGGAAATCAGTTTAAAAATGATTTCGGTTATTTCCTCGGGGCCCATTGGGAGCGTTTCGAACCGTTCAATGTGATCGACAGCGGCGGCCAACATTTCGGGGGTAAAATAGGGCCCCAGAATAGTTAAAACAGCCTTTTGCGATCGCAACGGAACGAATTTCATTGCCTCATGTAAATTTGTTTGGGCGTTCATAAGAGCTCGCATATTGGTTTTTTTGTTATAAGGCTCAGCCGTTCGAGATCTTTTAACGTCATTCGTTCGGGTTCTTTGATCCAACGGTAAGCTGTAAAGCGGCTCACTTTCATTCGGGCCGAAAAAAGGGCCCGCGTTCCGAAATGTTCGGTTATAATTTGGTTCAGTTTATCGCTACTCATTTCGTGTTCGGGGTTAATTTCTGTAAATGTTCGATCCATACGTCGTAAGCCTCTCGAGTATTTAAACAATGGAGGCGGCAACCCCAACCCACATACATATCGAACGAACGAACCAGGCTAGGTTTGATTTTATGCCAATAAATTTTTTCTGTTTTGGCCCGCTCGTTATAAGCGATTGCCCGGCTTTCGGAGTACATTAACTGAGGTTCGATAACCTTCATTTCCTCGGGCGTGTATTTACCTATTTTTTTCATCATTGCTCACCTCCTTCAAAATTGTGGCGATAGTATTCAACGCCGTTCGGTTTATCAAATTCCTTTTCAATAGTTGTGGTTTCAATATGCCAAAACACGCCATGTTTAAAACCCATGTCAAAAGCACAAATAATATCTTTGCGGCAGTTGGTTTCGGCTATCGTTTTGAGTTCATGCATTAGTTTTTCAAACTCTTCAAGAGTTAATTTACGTTCACCGTACAGCTTGAATAAAGCCTTAAAACCGTCGTCAAAATAACTAGCGGCTTGTTTTATCATTTGTAAATTGAATTTTTTGTTAATGTGTAAAGGTCACGGTTCACGCTCTCGAGCTTTCGCATCATGAAGCCGCGAACGAAATCGGTTTTAATATGCGGATAAAGGGCGAGAATATCGTAACGCCTCGCCTGGAGTTCCTCAATCTTCGGGGCTTGTTTCAGCTTCATTTTCGGGTTTATTTGTTAGGGTTTCTTTTAATTCGTTAAACGCCATTTCATACCCGGCCGAATAAGCCGCGGTTATACATTGATGTTCGGCGCTCAAAAATTTGTCGGCCATTTTCAAAACCTCGCGATAGCCAGCCGCCGCGAGTGAGTTGGGGCTCGAATTATATCGCTTTTGAATGATTAACAGGAATTCGTTAACCGGGGTTAACTGAGGCGGTTTCGCCTCGTTAATAACTGGGATTGGTTCCATTGTAAATTGGTTTAAATTAGTGCCGTCAAAAATATGTTAGTTTTTTGCTACATCAACAAAGGGTTGAAAAAAAATGTTCTCGATATTGAGATTGAGCGGCATTACGCGACATGGAGAAAGTTCGCCAAAGGGTTAACGCGTGACTCTGTCAGGGGGGACGATCTTTTGAGCGAAACCCTTTTGAAAATTCTCGAGAACCAACGCGAAAAGGCCGAGAGTTTGGCGGCTGAGGGGAAACTATTTTATTACGTTAACCGTTCTTTGTACCTCATGTTCATTGACGCCTCCGGACGTTTTGGGGTAAAATACGGAAAGTTCGCGCGTAATTGGGAAACGCTGAGCGAAAAACACATGGACGAACCGATCGCGCCCTGGATTGGTTCAAGGATCGACAACGAGTACCTAGACGCCTATATTCAGTTAATGCCACAGTTGGACGCCGTCATTTTGAGGCTTTACATGTTGGACGATTTCAGTTACAAGCAAGCAAGTAAGGAAACCGGAATTCCTGTTAAACACCTTTATAAATTAGTCGAAAACGCAATATCTAAAATTAAAAAAAATGTTTCGAGTTCCCCAGGGGATCGCCACCGAGCGGTTTAAAATATGCAAAGCATGTAAACACTTTGTCGAATCAACGCAAAGTTGCGGAACCCTCATTTTGGGGGATCGCCTCAGCGCTGAAGATTTGGCCGAGGCTGAAAAGGCCAACGAAATAACCCATTACCGAAAAAAGCTCCGGTTATGCGGTTGTAAAATGAACCTCAAAACTCACATTAGCTTGTTTCGTTGCCCAATTAACAAATGGGGGCGGTATAAATTGAATGATGAGGAAACCGCCGCGTTACGCGAGTTCATTTCGGGGCTACCAACCCAGGGCGTTTACACCCAGCAACACGTTAAACAGGCGTCGGATTGGTTTACTCGAATGACAGGCCAACGCCACAGCTGTTCAAGTTGTAAGGCGAACATCATTTTTAATTTTCTCAGGGAGTCCATTCGTGAGGCTAGCCCGGACGATTTGGGGTAATAAAAACCGTTCGTCCGTTTTATAAGTAAACAACATGCCGTTACCCGAGAAACAACCTAATGAAACAAAAGCCGAATTCATTTCGCGATGTATGGCCGACGCCAAAACGCTCGAGGAGTTCCCAGACGCGCCACAACGCTTCGCCGTTTGTC